TCGTCAGGAGATCGACAAGGCACTGACTGAAGGTTCAACTCTTGAGACTTTCCGCAAGTCGTTTGATGCCATCGTGGAAAAGCATGGTTGGGATTATCGCGGGAAACGCAACTGGCGCACGCGTATCATCTTCGACACCAATCTGCGCACGGCCTATGCTGCAGGTCGTTATGCCAAGCTCACCGAGCCTGAAACGTTAGAGGCGTTTCCGTATTGGCAATATAATCATTCGGGTTCACTTCATCCGCGTAAGGAACACTTGTCATGGGACGGTATGGTGCTTCGCGCTGATGATCCGTTCTGGCGCACCAACTATCCTCCGAACGGTTGGCGGTGTGGATGTTTTGTGACACCAGTTTCTGAAGGTGATCTGCGCCGCCAGGGGAAGAGTAAAGCCGACCCGTCACCTGATCTGGTGTTTCGTGCCGAGGAAGTTGGTGGACGTAAGGTCCGCGTTCCCCAGGGCGTTGATGCGGGCTTTGAATATAACCCTGGCTTGAGCTGGCTGGATGGAGATGCTCAGTGAGCGGCGTTTCACTTGAAGTCCAGATTACAGATAAGGCAGTCCATCAGGCTTTCACGCGCTTGATTGGTGTGATGGCCGATACCACGCCAGTTATGAATGCGATCGGCACCGGCCTGGTTGGTTCCACGCATAGGCGTTTCATCACGCAAACGTCTCCGGACGGCCAAGCCTGGGCAAAGCTTAATCCCGAATATAAAAAAGGGAAGCGCAACAGCCGCATTCTGACCGAGAGCGGACGGCTGCGCGACAGCATCACGCATCGCGCTGGACGCGACAGCGTAACGATTGGCACGAACGTGATCTATGCAGCGCCGCATCAACTGGGCGCTACAATAAAGCCAGCATCTGCCAGTCATCTGTGGTTCCGCATGGGTGGTAATCTCATTAAAGCGGTTAGCGTGACCTTGCCCGCGCGGCCCTTCCTCGGTATATCAAGTGACGACGAGGCCATGGTTGCCGAAACCGTGTTCGGTTTCATAGCTCGTCGTTTCCCTCAGCAAAGCCACTAGCATTATTTGACCTGCCCGCCGTGGCGGGCATGATACGGACTTTGCGCGCATGGCAAAACCAGCCTATGCGAAACCTGATCTCGACCCACATTATAGCTCTTCAAACCACCGCAGCAGCGGGAGTGCCAGAATGGTTGCACGTGCTTCCGGCTGGACGCTTCAGTGGCGTGGATGGTCGTGGGCCTTACGTTCTGCAAAACGCGGATGCGGTCATTGCTGCATTCAATGAGACTGCACGCAAAATCCCGGTTGATGAAAATCATTCGACTGACCTTGCAGGAAAGCAGGGCTTTTCCGCTCCGGCACGTGGCTGGATCGTCGAGCTTCAGAACCGCGAAGACGGCATCTGGGGCCGCGTAGAATGGACCACCGAAGGCCGTTCGCTCGTTGAAGGCCAGTCTTACGGTTATCTCTCGCCGGTGTTCACGCACTCTGCGAAAGCGCCTTTCATCGTTCAGAAGCTGCTGCGCGTGGCTTTGACCAATGATCCGAACCTCGATCTCACATCTCTGCACTCAACCAACATGGAGATTACCATGGACCTCGACGCACTCCGGGAGGCTCTTGGCCTGCCGGAAACCGCCGACGCAGCCGCGATCCTTGCGGCTGTCGCTGCGGCCCATACTGCCCAGGCGGCGCATTCCACACTCGTTTCCCGCCTGGCATCCGTTGCTGGTGTTGCCGCCGACGCTGGCGATGACGCCCTTGTCACTGCACTCCAGGCGAAGGCAAAGCCTGCGACCGCAGTGGAAGCGGAGAACGCCGAGCTGAGGACGCAGGTCAAGAGCCTGAGCACCAAGCTCGAAACCTTCGTCACTACTCATGCGAAGGAGCGCGCTGAAAGTGTGATTGATGCCGCCATCAAGGAAGGCAAGGTCGTTCCAGCTCTTCGCGATCACATGATTGCCCGCCACTCCAAAAACCCGACCGAGGTTGAGGACGAACTTAAGCTGATGATCTCGATCAATGCTGGTGGCCTTGGTGGCCGCAAGCTGCCTGAAGGTGAAACCGCAACCACCGAAGAGCTTTCGGTCGCATCCATGATGGGTATCGATCCTGAAGCCTTCAAGAAAGAGCATAAGTCGCTCTTTGGAAAGGGCCAGTGATATGACGGCTTCCGCTGATATCCGCCGCAAGTGGCGCAACGGTGATGCCTATGGCTATCCGGTGCTGGCAGGCGTCCGCATCTATGGTGGCACGGTAATTGGCGTCACCGCCGCACTTGCTGCCGTACCCTCCGGTCATGCAGATTGCGTTGCCATCCTCGGCTTTGCCTCTGAGGCTGTCGATAACCGCGATGGCGCAACTGGCGACCGTCTGATCGAAGCCCGTAAGGGCGTCACCAACATCCCGCTTTCCGGTGCCACCGCCGCTGACATTAGCAAGACTGTCTATGCCTCGGCGGATGACACCTTCACGCTGACTGCAGGCGCTCTGCTTGCAGTTGGGACCATCGACGCCATCGACGCTGACGGCGTCTGGCTCAAGACGCTTTAAGGGGCCGACATGGATATCAACATTGCCAACTTGCGCGGCATCTATACCGGGCTTTCCACTGTCTTCAATCAGGCGCTGGCGGCAACGCCGACCTTTTACAGCACCATTGCGATGACGGTCGGCTCGACAACTTTCGCCAATGAATATCCGCGTCTCGATGATCTGCCGGGTTTCCGTGAATGGATTGGCGATCGCGTTGCTCATGATGTCGGTGCTTCGCTTTATTCGATCCAGAACCGTTCGTTCGAAAAGACCATCGCCATCAAGCGGCGCATGATCGAAGACGATCAGGTCGGCATCTTCACGCCGATTGCCGCACAGTATGGTCAGGACGGTGCATCTTTCCCGGATACGCTGATCTGGCCTCTCTTCAAGAAGGGCGAAACGACCAAGTGTTATGACGGCCAGTATTACTTCGACACCGATCACCTTGGCTACAATGAACAGGGTAATGAAATCTCGGTATCGAACTTCACGCCTGGTGCGCAGCCTGCCTGGTACCTGATTGATGACACGCAGGTTATCAAACCGATGATCTGGCAGAACCGGAAATCCATCAAGCTCACACAGATGTTTGCGGAAACTGATCCGAACGTTTTCTGGCGCGATGAATATGTCTGGGGTGCCGACACGCGCGGTAACGCAGGCTTCGGTCTCTGGCAGCTCGCGCACAAGTCCAAGCTTGAACTGACTGCCGCAAACTACAACGCGGCTCGCACTCTCATGCAGTCGATCCGCAAACGCGATGGTCAGATCAACGCAATCCGTCCAACGAAATTGCTCGTTCCACCTACACTTGAAGATCAGGCACGCAAAGTCGTTGAAGCTGCTCTCATCAACGGCGGTGAGACGAACGTCTGGGCGAAAACGGCAACCGTGGTTGTCATTCCACATCTTGGCTAATCCCGATCGGCAGGGTTTTCCGAAACTCAGCCGTTCCCGCCAGCAATTTATGCCTCTCTATTGCTGGCGGGTTTTCGGAAAACGGCGCTGCCGCCGCTTTCTCAAAACCCGCAGTCTGAAACCTGAAGAAAGAACCCGACATGTCGAAAATACAGATCATCTGTTCTTCGCCTGGTATCCGCCGCAACGGCATCGAACATCCGGCCTCGGCGGTCTATGACGCCAATCATTGGAATGAAAAGCAGCTCCAGGCATTCTGCGACGATCCTGCTTTCATCGTTCAGGAAGTTGGCAAGGGTGGCGTCGAGCTTTCCGGCAAGGACATCGATACGGCCATCGCCGCCCAGGTGAATGAGCAGGTCGCAAAGATCGCTGAAGGTCTTAAAGCTTCGTTCCAGACCACCGTGACCGAAACGGTTGCTGAGGAACTGGCGGATGCCAGGGGCGAATATGAGCAGCAGATCACTGATCTCAAAGCCGAACTTTCGACAGCACAGACGAAGGTAACAGAATTGGAAAAGGAAAACGCTGATTTGAGCAAGTCGCTCACGGCGTCTCAGGCCAAGGTCACCGAACTGGAAGCTGCTGCCAAAGCTTCCACCAAGAAATAACCCGCCCAAGCAAAGTGCAAAGGGTGGCGGAGCAATCTGGCTCCGCCACCACATACAAAGGAAGATTCAAATGCTTGCAACTGTTGCCGACATGATCGCCCGCTTTGGAGAGGTGCAGATCGTGCGCCTGTCCAATCCGGAAGATAAGGCGGCAATCGCGCCAGACGAGGTCAAGGTTAATACCGCGCTCAACGATGCGACTTCGACAATCTACAGCTACATTCGTGGCCGGTATCTCGTTCCTATCGCAACGCCACCCGAAGACCTGGTACGCGCAGCCTGCATCCTTGCACGGTATGATCTGGCGAACACCGAGCGTGTCTCGCCAAGCAAGGAAATGACTGAAGCTCGCGCTGAGGTCATCAAGTGGCTTGAGAACGTCTCCAAAGAATTGGTGCATCTCGATATCACGCTTGCATCGCCAGCGCAGGCAAACGCTGTCGGTTCTGGCCCGCGCATTTCCGACCGCCCACGTACCGTTACTGCCGAAACTTTGAGAGGTTACTGATGGACCAGTATCCATTGATGCCAATCCGCAATCAGGAACCGCTCATTACAGCGCGCCTACGCATGGCGTTTCCAGCGAAGACATTCACGATTGAGCGCGTCCCACAGGTTCTGACGCTGACCGAGTTTGATCGCATCGCGCGGTCAGCACCTTTTATCGGGCTTGCCTG